AGATCCTTAAAGATACCTTTGATAATGTTCTTATCTAAATCAAACTCTGATTCATCAATATATCGATTCAAAATAGATAGAGTATTTTCATCTTCATCTATTTCAAAATCTTCACTTTCTTGAATATCAAAATTTTCAATTATTTTTAAATCTTGTACACCTGATGCATAAAGTTTATCAATAAATTTTTCAAACTCTTTTGGTTTAGACTTTTGACGAACAATTACCTTTACAATTTTATTCTTATACAGAGATGTATTAAACAACTTATAATTGGTATCATCATAATAAACGTTATAAAACAATTTATATGGATTGTTAATTGAAGTATGTTCTAAGGTTTCAGTATCAAAGATATGAAATCCTCTCGGATCATTTACATCATTCCAGAACATCTCATATGGATTACCCAAATAATATATTTTACCATCACTAGAACGAGTATGGAAATGTCCTGAATAAACTTTCTCAAATTTATTGAAAGTCTTTACATCCATTCCATTTTCCATTAGATGCCCACGAGTTGCCTTGAATCCATTTATCTCAAGGTGTCCCATAGCAACCTTTGCTTTGGTTTTATCTATTAACTGTTTTGTCTCATCAAAGTTCTCAGAGTTAATCCAAGGAAGCATTAATATCTTTGCCTTACCAACCTTAATTTCAGTTGCTTTATTGTATAATTTTATATTAGGATAGTTCTGTAATAATAACTCTGGTGAGTTTACATGATTAGTATCTTTATAATAACAATCATGATTACCAATAATTGCATGAACCTTATATTTTTTAAGAGGTTCAAATACAACTCTCTTAGCCCACTCTAAACTTTTTAAATCTATTGCCTTGCGACTATCAAATATATCACCCATATGAATGACAGTATCTATCTTATGCTCTTCTAAAGACGGAAAGAAGACATCACGATAGAATAACTCAAAGTAGTCATGAAGATGCTTAGAACCCTTTCTAGCACCATAGTGAGTGTCTGTTATTATTGCAACTCTCATCTATTTTGTTTATAGACAATGTTATCCTTAATAGTATTGTAATCAGAACTAGAACCAGTAAGTGCACCATCATCAACTACCATAACTTCATCAAATCCTGTTCTCTCAATTATCTTTGTTTTAATATCCAACTGTTTCTTTTCCTTCTGTATTCTTCTAAGGAAAGCATAATGAATAATCTGAGTAAAGTATGCAAATGGATTCCTAGACTTCTCTGGATCGAAGTTATGAATGTACTGTACACAATTCTCTATACCATCAGAGATCATATCATCTCTAAACATATAATTAACAAAGTTTGGTTTGTATGAAAGATGTGTTGCAATCTTTAAAAAACATTCACCAAGATAGTTTGTTATACGTGGTTTTGGTAAATCATTTTCTTTTGCATGTGCTACTCCTTCTCTATAAACAATTAATGCTTCTAGCAGTTGTTTATTATTAACGTAGTGTTCTGATTTTTTCTTTGGCATAGCATTGTTGTTCCCGTCTTAACATATATTATATTATAGCATACTTTCGGGGCTTGACAAGGTTATCAAATATCAGTACAATAACCTTTGTGGAGGTTCGGAAGAGATATATTTAAGATTCTTTAGGTTCTTGATTTATTTTAAATAATACTTCAAATTTTTTACGAGCATCTTCTACATTAGAAATGTATCCCATTTGATCTGTAATTTTTACTTTACCACTTGATTTGTAAATTTCACCTATATCACCTTCATCTGAAATATAATTATTATAGATTGAAATAAGTTTATTATCTTTACATTCAGTAAGAGTTAATATTTTATCATAACTTATAACATACATATCCTCCTCAGATAACTCTACCCATTTTTTAACTTTAACATAACTACCTTTAGATGATTCCATTACTTTCATTACTAATGGATTTTGAAGAATAATTACAGGATTTCCATTATTTTCATCAACCGATATTAATGAAAATATTTCTTCTCCTGACATTAATTTTAATATACTATAAAATTCTTCTCCCATTATCCTTTAAGTGGTATGTTTACTATGTCATAATTGAAATTTTCTTCATTGTAGACTTTGATTCTTTCGATTAAATGGTTTAATGTATAATTACGTCTAGACTTATAACTGATATCATCAGCAATATCATATAAAGTAGCACTAGTTTTTTTATTCCCTTTTCTAAGAACTCTTCCAATTGATTGAAGATTTCTTATTCTTGACTTTGATGGAGAAGCAAAAATTACATTGTGTAGATTTTTGATATTAATCCCGGTAGAAAAGGTTCCGTAAGAGGCAACGATAATCGCATTATTCTCCTGCTCAGTGATTTCTCGAACCTTCTCTCTGTCTTCGGTGTCCACTCCACCATGAATAAAAAAGACATTACGATTTTCAATAGTGTTATTACTATTTATTAATTCATATAGCGGTACACCATGTCCTTCTACTCTTGCATATAGTATTAAAGTATTACCTTTTAAATCTAAAGCAAGATTTTTAATAAAGTTATTTCTACGTTCATGACCTATAATATATTTTACTTCATCCTCAAATACTTCAAATTTCTGTGGTGGGTGTTTCAATAGAAGCACATTGATATCCAGTTTAGCCAAGTGCCCTTTCTTCATTAACTCCTCAGTTTTTATGATCTTATAGGAAGGTCCAAACAATCCTTCAAGTACCCATTTGTGTGTTTGAGTTCCATCAAGAGTTCCTGTAAATCCATACCGATATTTTGCATCCGCAAGTTTTGTCATTATAGATATTAGTGACTTCGACTTAAACTGGTGAGCTTCATCTCCAACAACCACAGAGAATCTCTCAAAGTATTTTCTAGGAAGTTTGTAGATTGATTGCCACGTAGTAATAATAACTTGAGAATCTGTTTCTCTTTCTCTGCCAGCATATATCTTGTGACAAAATGAACCAACATCCCATCCATAGTCTGCAAAGTCTTTATACATTTGCTCTACGAGCGAAGTCGTTGGAACAACTATCAGAGTATTTTTCTTTCTTTCAACAAAATATCTCACAATCGAATATATCATCAGAGACTTTCCAGAAGCAGTTGGAGATATCAGCAATTTTCTATTATGTCGTAAGGCATCGTATACTCCATCAATCTGGTATGATCTGGGTTGATACCGAGAAATAGCAGTCATATAATCCTTAACACCTTCCTTTGATATCCCTTCATTTACTTCAAAGGGAGTACCATAGTGTTTACTATCTTTAAATTCGTAAGTATATCCGTGATCTTTACAAAATTGTATAACTCTATCTAATAATCCAACGTATATATTTCCTGTCTGGGTGCTGAATAGACGAATCTTTCCATCCCAAAATTTCTTTTTATATGCAGGTGAAAAACTTGCACCAGGCACATCAAATGTAAACTGATCTGCTAATTCATAATAGATATGTACTTCTGCATCAACATGAAGAAATACTTCATTCTTCTTTGATATAACCAAATGGGACATGACATAATCTTCATCTGAAAATATTTAGCACCCTTTGTCAAGTTATATTACATACCTGCCTGAAACTTATTCCATTCTATTGCATTTTTAATTTGAAATGTTCTATTAGAAACATTTTTAATTATTTCTTCTAAAAATTTTAGAGTAGCATCATAATATCTTATCTTCAAATCCAACTTATTTAATTTTTCATCTGCGTCTAGATGCCTCTGTATCGCATCTTTTTCTCTAACCTTATACGGAAATGGTTCTTCGGCATAGACCTCTGCTGTTGCCTTTCCTGTGTAGAAATTATACCTATCTAACTTTACTCTATTATAAGATTCTCTTGCTTTCTCACGCAACAAAGTAACAGTATTGTAAACTGTATAATACTTTGCATGTAATTGTGGAATTTTTAAAGATTCATCATGTAGGTTATCAGGATCAATGACAGCATCACGCTCCCACATCTCCTGAATTTTATCAAGATTCATAAAGGTCTGCCAGTTGGACTCACTATATCGTAGATAGTATACTTGAAAGTAACGTCTGCTGTAAAGTAATTTATATCACTCTCTGTAGCATCAAATTCCAAAGATGTCAAGTATACTGGAAATAAATCTTTGAATTTTACAACAGCAATATCATTATAATTGCTGTTTAGAATATGAAGTGAACCATCACTATATTGCTCTTTTTTATCTTCTATTCCATCTTGATTTTTAGTTTGATCTATAAACTGTTGTGGAGAATCGGGAAATCCCAATCCAGTTAACCAATTATGTACTGCCATATAATTTTTAAGATCTTCATCAACCAAGAATCTTACATTTAATTCACCGTATGTAAGTTTCTCACCAGGAAAATCAATATCTTTAAGATAGGTTGATTCTATCGCAGTTCCTAAGCTAATATCAGGAATTCTAGCAGTATTAGAAAAGAATGAAACCTTAGGATACTTTGACAGGGAAAATTTAAACCCTACTGGAGCAAGAAAGTTTCTATTCTTTATTTGATTTGATAATGCCGATCCTATTGATGTCATTATTCACCTCCACCATTTCCACCATTTGAACCGTTGCCACCGCCACCGTTGCCATTACCGCCACCATTAGAAGACCCATTAGATGGTGTTCCATTCTGTCCATTTTCATCATCCTCATCATTTTCTAAGTATCCTCTACGTCCTATATGGTAACCTAGAGGAATCTTTTTACATTTTTTATCAGTATAGCACCAATACTGTCCCGCAGGACATCTTTTTGCTGCTGCTTCTTCAATAAATCTATCAAATTCTTTCATTAGTCAATAATTAAATTGTACCACTGCTCACTCATACCCATTATAATGTTATCTGCCATTTCTGGATTTTCAGCATAACCTTCTTCAATAAGATGATCTACAATCTTATCGTGGCGTTCTTGTGCCTCTTGATATTGTTTAGGAGTAGGCTTCATGGTAATACTACTTTTATTTTTATTTAGACAAAAAAAAGAGAGGGTAGTAAACCCTCTTTACGAAACCCTATCTTTAGACATCTGAACAAATCGTGCTCTAATATCAGCATCAGCAGATTTCATATAGTTTAAATATACATCTGATGAGTAACCGATAGCATGATTATTGTTTTCATTTAATTTTGCTTTAAGAACTATTTGACAATACTCATTGTATAGTGAAATTAATCTAGCAACATTAACTTCTTCTCCCTTGAATTTTGAATTACCTTCCGTCAATTTGGATTGTGTCATATCTGGAAGAAATCCATTAGAAAAATTGTTACGATCATGATAAATGTAGTTTATAAAACCATCAAGGGAATCACAAGCATTAAGTCTATCAATTGTATCGATAGCAGTTTTAAATGTTGAGAAAAAAACTGTTGCAGCAAAAGCGGCATTTCCTCCTACTAATTTTTCACAATTTTTTTCTGTGAATATTTTAAGATACTTACTACATGCAGTATCATCTCTTTTCTCTGCTGATTTTATATAATTGTGAGAAGTTGTTCCAAATTTTGCATTTGGATTTGTATCTGCAACACCAATAGAAAATTGATCTAGATAATTATAAAG